GCCGTCGCAGGCAGCGGCAAAACCTTTGTTCTCGTCCAAGGCGTGAACGCAATAGCAGAGAACGGCTCGATGTTATCCATCGCAGCCTTAGCCTTCAATAAGAAAATCGCTGAGGAACTAGCAACCCGTATGGCGAATACGGTAGTCTGCAAAACCATGAACGCTCTCGGGCATCGGGCGTGGATTAGGAAGATAGACTGCAAGGTTAATTTGAATACCCGAAAGAATGTCGATGGATTCAGGGTTATCTTTGGCCGAGACTTTGTACCACGCGAGGAAATGGATGATATCTATAAGCTAACCTCCCTCGCCAAGGCCCACGGAATTGTGCCAGGCGGTAACGATGATGATATGCAAATCTGGGAACACATCGTCGACCACTTCGATCTCACAATCGAGGAGGAATTTATTGAGAAGGCAGTAGATATGTGTTCTCAGGTTCTCATCTGGGGCATCCAAGAAGCCTTCAAAGGTCATATAGACTTCGACGATCAACTGTATATGCCTATTAACTTCGATGGAGTATGGCAGAAGTTTGATGTTGTTCTGATCGACGAGGCCCAAGATATATCTGGTATCCAACGAGAGATACTCCGAGCAGTGCTTAAGCCGGGCGGCAGGTTGATCGCCGTGGGCGACCCTCACCAAGCTATCTATGGCTTCCGAGGAGCTGCCCACGACTCGATGGAGTTGATCGCAGATGAGTTCGATTGCAAGCCTATGGGATTAACCTATAGCTTTCGATGCCCCAAGGCTGTAGTAAATGAAGCTAAACGCTACGTGAAGGACATAAAGCCTGCGCCTGGGGCACCTGATGGTATGGTGGCCAGTTTACAGATCTGGAAGGCACACGAAATCCCTAAGGATACCGCGATCATCTGCAGGAATACAAAACCCCTTGTAGACATGGCCTTCAGGCTAATCCGTCGAAATACTCCCTGCTATGTGCTTGGCCGAGATATCGGCTTCGGCCTGATTACTCTTATCAAGAAAATGGGAACCAACAATATAGATGTTCTCGAAGTAAAACTCAATGAATACCGGGATAGGATGATTACCAAGTACAACCGCCTCGACAAACCAGAGCGGGCGGATGCTATGAACGATAAGATCGACACTATCTTCATCCTTATTGAGAACCTACCTGAAGATGCAACAATGCACAATCTCGAAAAGCTAATAAACGATATGTTTAGCGGGTTGAAGAACGGTCTATGCCTCTGTACAATCCATAAGGCTAAAGGTCTCGAATGGGAGACAGTATACTTCCTCGACCCACACCTCATACCGTCCCGCTATGCGATACAACCTTGGCAGATACAACAAGAGGAAAACCTCGCGTATGTGGGCGATACGAGGGCGATGCAGAATCTAATATTCGTAACCAGTGAAGGATTAGAATAATGCAGGTTAAAGTAACAGAGTCAAAGTACAGTGAGTATCAACGCGGCTTCACCAATAATATGATGCCAGGAGACGTAGGAATATCTATTGAGGGTACTGTTGTTATTGCAGTACATAATGGTGAGGCGGTACAGTTCTACGGCGATGGTTCAGGAATGCAGGTACAGTCACTACGCAACCTACGAAAGCTAGAACTTCGTAAACCCATTGACGGGCTAACCATCGTGATAAGATTTAGCAAGGAGGACTTAGAATAATGCCAAAGGGTAAAATCTACACACTAAATCTAACAAAGATAGAACTACAAGCAGCCTTTGTAGCGTGTTCTTGCTATGCACCAAAGGATGTTGGTTGGAAGCAGAAGGCTCAAAGCCGGGCGGCTAGGAAACTAGAGGAAGCCTACCTGAGAATGGAACTTCTATAACTAGCAAAGGATTAGAATAAACATGAAGCATGTACAATTCTACTCAATTCGGCACATTCCAACTGGGAACTTTCTATCTGTTCCAATAGGAAGAAGTGGTAAAGGGGGAACATGGACTGAGCCTGTGCCTCTTAGTAATATCAATCCACCTAGACTATTTTGTAGTGAGCATGCAGCCAAGATAGCTCTAACCTACTGGCTAAAAGGGAGGTTCAGTGTTACCCACTCCACTTATTCTGGTGAGTGGGGAGAAGAGCATGACGAAATAGAACATACTGAGCCTGCTCCTGAGCGTAAGCGAGAAGATATGGAGATTGTGCCAATGATACTGACTCCTCATAAATCTAAAACCGGATGAACAACGTAAAAATAAACGCTTGCGTACTCCGAGCAAACCTGCGTATAATGGCGGACCGGCCAAACGCCGGCCCATAAACTTAAAACCCGAAAGGTAAATACAAATGACCAAGATCACAACCAAGGTAGGCAAGGGCGACGACGCCTCTGCACCTGTCACTATCAATTACGAGTTCGGTACCACCGTCGCAGACCTTGTGAAGAAGTTCGGTGAGCCGATTGTCCTCGCCCACGTTCTATCCAGCTTTACCATCGCCCTCCAGGGCACGATCCGCGCGAAGATGAAAAAGTACCTCGACGCTAAGCCGGCTCAGCCGGTGAACGTCCAGGCAATCCAGAAAGAACTCGCCGAGTGGAAGCCTGGTCTGCGTGTGCCTGGTAAGTCCAAGGCCGAGAAGATCAAGGACGACTATAAGAGTATGTCCAAGGAGGAACGTGCGGAACTGATGAAGGACCTCGCCGCAGCGGCGTAAAGGAAGGCCGCCTAAGGAGCATACTCCCTCCCTATGGCGCCGGCGGCGAGGTTTGTTTGTGGATCGGGCCTCGCCGCCCCCTTCCTTTAGATCACTTCGTGGAGGGCATTGCATGGGCCTTCCTTCTCCCCAAGATGCAGGCTCACGGACATTGTAGTGTCCTCCACCCTATGATCTAAGATCTAAAATGGAGTGAAAAAGTATGAAAACAGAACAAGTTGCAATCGTATCCTTCGACGGTATGATCCGAAGAAAGTCAATCGAGATCAAGCGGCAACTATCCGTCCTCACCCAACTATCAGAGTTCCAAGTTGAGATTACTATCAAGGGCCGTGTCCATGACGGTGATCTTAAGTTTAAGTACTCAGTTGGCCCGGAGTATGGGCCAAAAGTAACTGGTAACAATCTCGATACCGCTGTCGAGGAGTTCATGCGTAGACAGGGTTGGGAGAAGGACCACGCTCCCCTTCAAATCTCCCAAGGCGAGCAGAACGAATACGAGATATAACTAATTGGTCGCAGGCCGGGCTGGTGGACCAGCCTAGCTTGTGACCTAGGAGGCTAGGTAGGACAGGTGACCCAGTCCTATGAAAGCTGGGCGGTCTTTCCTTTCAGGCCACTGACATGTAACTACCAGCCTCCACTTTTTTAATGGAGTAAGAAATATGGAATTTGATCTCCCAAGCTACATCTACGGCTGGATTTCTGCAGCAACTGGTGTAGTAATCGGCGCCTATATAATGTGGGTAGTCCAAAATCGCCGCCCGTTCCTATTCTGCGATGAATGTGGTAAGTATCGACCCCACTGGCGTAAGGGGAGTTGTAGTGTTTGTGGAGCGCCGTAGAAAATGCCCCTCGTCTATATCCCTAATAAAGGCACCAACATCTACACTCCCGCCGAGCGGTTCGGAGAACTCGTATTCGTAACCAAAGGCTGGGTAGACCTGGCGGATAGCGATTCACTATTCTCAACCGCACTCGAGAGCCTCGAACACAGTAAGCCCATCGACTATATTGTAATGTCTGGGCCTTACGCATTGGTTAGTATTTTGTGTAGTGTATTTGCGTTGAAACACAATCGGCTTAATATGTTGATTTATAGAGGAGAGAGGTATCTAAATCGAGAACTAGACCTAACAGGAGTGGAGTAGAAAAATGGAAACAATGTTGACTACTAATGTAACTAAGATCAGTCGTATGAAGGTTGCTGAGGGTATCCTAGGACGCATGTTCGAGAAGTATAGTATCTATCACTGGTACTACTTCTTACCTAGCGGACAGAAAATTGATTACTGGCCTACTACTAATAAATGGCGTATAGAAGGTCATGAAGTCATAAGAAAGGGGACTCCAAAGGATCTTCTCACATTTATAGAAGCCTTTAGAGAAGAATTTGAGGAGTAAAAAAGATGGACATTTCTAAACTAGACAAAGCTGAAGTTCTTGCCGCACTCTATAACAGGGCGCAGCCGCAAGGTATGGGATTTCTCCACTATACGCCGGAAGACATGACTGTAGAGGAGGCACAGGTGGTACTGGATGATCTCAAGGAATACGGCCATCGCCCTTACTTCGATTATGTGAAGGGTCGCGTGATGAAAGTCAGTCTTTACAACGGCGACATGTCTACAGCCCTCTACAACCGAGATAATGGCGAAGGCGCTGCTGAACAAGCACTGGAGCATCTCACTAATATTTAAAATCTAATCGGAGTAAAAAAGATGGAAATTGGAATACCTGTAAAACGCCACGTCGTTACACCTATCCCACTACCAGCTGAGCAGCCTCAACGGTCTATACCTAATCCTATAAGAGTGCCTGAGAAGATGCCTGAGAAGATGCCTGAGCAGGTACCAGCATGAAGGGGGATCAGTTTGAATATCTCATGCCCCACCGATCGACAGGTTATATCGTTGGTGCTAGGTTTTGGAAGGTAAAACAGTATGTAGAAGCTACCCGCTTCATGCCTATGCTATCCCAAGGTGAAAATGAACCTCTTCAAACGCATGATAACTCAACTTTTCAACTACGCAGCATAATAGCTGACTATAAATGGCCTAAAGATAAACCTGCTACAGCTGATACTCCTATTAGAGAGAAAATCTGCGGCCGACCATTTGATAGATCTGATCTAGGTATATTCGCCTTTACAGTTAGGGAGCTTGGGCGGAGAATGCTTGATCCTGCCTGGGCTGCACATATGGGAGATGTAATAGGCTTAGTAGCTCTATGGGGAGATGTTATTGAGCATTACAGAGGCTACCGTGCCTCTCATGCGTATCCACTATGCCTAAGTAGCCGCTTCGTAGCTGAGGCATACAAGGTACCCTATCTAACAACTATGGAATGGCAAGAATACCTAAACTCTAACAAAGGAAAGCACCTAAATGACCCTACAACTCTACGATAACACCCGCATATCGTGCCATCGTAAGTGTGCCCGTAAATTCTACTGGCGGCACGTCCGGCATTTTGCTCCAGTATCTACCCGCCCGGCCTTGGTCTTCGGTAGTTGCTGGCATAAGGCGATGGATGCTGTATGGCCTGCTGCCTGTAGCGATCACTCACTCGACAATAAGGAGATCGTTAAACTTGGTGCAGTTGCCTTTATGAAGGAGTGGACAGAGGAGTACAAGTTCCCCCTGTACAACGATATGTCTGCCGAGGAACGCGTAGACTTCGGCTTCCGTCATGATGAGACGGCCTACTTCATGCTGCAAAGCTACATGGAGCAGCGTAGAAGTTTTATGAACAAGATGGAACTTATCGAGTATGAGAAACCCTTCGCCGTGCCGCTCGATCCAGCAAACCCTGAACTATTCTACGTCGGGCGCCTGGATAAGGTAGTCCGTTGGGAAGGCCGAATTTGGGTAATCGAACATAAGACTACAGCATCCTATCGAAAGAGTGGGTACTTCGCGCCGACGTGGATAGACTCATTCTCCCCAAACAGTCAAATCGACGGTTACCTGCACGCCCTAACTATGCTGTATGGCAAGGAGGCTAAGGGTATCCTAATTGACGCCGCCCTGGTACATAAGACCGTTCACGAGGGCTTCATGTTTATTCCTATCGAGCGGCACCTAAATCAACTCGAAGCCTGGCTTTGGGAGGCTGTCTATCAAATCTCTATCATTGACAATGATATGAAGTACACGGATAGTTTTAAAAGCGAAGCCTTCTTCCCGGCGTTCCCCAAGAATACAGGAAGCTGCATAGAGTTTAACACTCAGTGCAGTTACCTCGACCTGTGTAAGTTCATCCCTAACCCATCTGCTAAGGAGGAAACTCCTCAGGGATTTGAGGTCAGCAAATGGGAGCCATTCAAAGAACTTAAACTAGAAGGAGTTATAGGCAATGGAAAACTCTGATGGGACTAACGAACATGGAACTAATCCAGTTCCTAGCAACGATAGCCCTGATGGTGGCGATGATACTGATCGTGCCAAGGTAATTTTAACGATCTTGCTAGGACAATCTACTATATCAATCACAGTGTATAAAGATATGGTAGATAAACTACTAGCAGCAATGGAGGCAGGAAATAAAATATGGAATGTTTTCATACCTGATGGCGACCAAATAGTCTTAAACCTTCAAGCAATCCCTGTCATAAGAATAACACACATTGAGCAGGGAGAGGAGCCTAAACAAAATGAAATATAGTGATCGAGACGAGTACTATTATCTTGCCTGCCCTTACACGCATGAACTAAGTTCAGTACGAGAACTCAGATACATGGCTGTCATGGAGTGCTATGTTCATTTAATCAAGACGGGTATAAGTATCTTCAGCCCAATTTGTATGACTCATGGTCCACATAACTGGGCAAATGAGAATAGAGTACCGATATCTCATTCAACCTGGCTAGCTACCGACCATCCCTTCCTAATTAAATCTTCTGGCATGTTTGTTCTTCAACTCCCTGGATGGGAGGAAAGTAAGGGAGTAGCCTGGGAGACAGATATCATAAATGGGTTAGTTCTACCTATTATATACATCCCCCCTGATGAATATATCAAACACTGGCCTGATGATCTGTTGAATAGTTCGACGGATGATGTTATGATGAACACTGAAAATAAGGAGCAACCAAAAAATGCCTAACGCAAATGACTACACACTACAAAGTGAGAAAATTCTGGCAGTTGGTGGAGTAGGCGGCGGTAAGTCTGCTGGTTTCCTTACTATACCTGGTAAGAAGTTCATGTATATCTTCGACCCAAACACCCTATCCACTATCAAAGGCCATAATGTAGATTATGAGATATTCACACCGGATGTTCTCAACCTAAAGGCCGTTACCTTGAAGAAGGGCGTAGCTGATACTACCCGCGGCCAACCACCTGAACCTCGTACCTATGTCGAGTTTGAGGAGGACTTTGAGCAAAGACTCAACAATGGCTTCTTCGACGACTACAATGCAATCGGCTTTGACAGCATGACAACCTTCTCCGACATAGTAATGGACAGGATCATGTACCTGAACAATCGCTTTGGTAAGTGGCCTGAGCAGGCCGACTGGACAGCCAGCATGAATACTATCAAAAACGTAATACGGACGTGGACATCTATCGAAGGCTGCATATCCTATGTAACTGCCCACAATGAATTTAAGCAAGAGGATGTGTCTGGTAAGATGATGAACACCCTCGTGCTAATCGGTCGACTACGAAACAGTCTCCCTCTACTGTTCAGTGAGATATGGCGCTTCTATGCTGACACTGATAAAGATGGAAATCCGCGGTACTATATCCAGACAACTCAGGATCGCTATAATCCCTACATCCGTAACACGATGCGGGGTCTTAGTCCAGTCGAAGATGTAACAATCGAGAATTGGATGAAGCCTGAGGACTATGGAATTAGTGCCTTAATCCAGAAGTCAACTAGCTAAGGAGAATACTAACATGCCCTTTATAGATATGGGGAAAGAGTTCGGCAACGTCAAAGAAGTTCCACTAGCGCCCGAGGCGGAATACGATCTACGGGTTACGGATGTTGAAGAGCCGCCCGGCAAATCCTACGTCCAAGCAACTATCGAGATAACAGGGACGGACTTCAAGAACTTCAACCATTTCGTCAACCTTCCGAATAAGGAGAAGGACGATCGAACGGACGAGGAGAAGAGCCGCGAACCAGGCACAACCGCCTTCAACAAGATGATCTTCGTCAAGCGGTTCCTCGTTCTATTCGGTATACCGTTCGAGAAGAATGGCTTCAATCCAAAAGACTTCCTCGGTGCTACTGCCCGCGCTGGCCTGACTCAATCGGTTAGTCAGAACGGAATGCGGAACAACAATATCAGCCTTCCGCCCCTCCCTGAGGAAGGCTGATTACCTTGCCAGGGTTAGGTACATCCCTAGCCCTGGCTCTTTTTGATCGGAGAAGCTAATGCTTAGACTTCTAATGAAATTCATCCCTGGCGCTAAGACCTACGTCGTAGGTGTTGGTATGATCTTAACAGCGGTAGGACCTGGGTTGATGGACCTCGACCTAAGCCAGATCAACACGCCGCTCTTGCTCGAAGGCTTTGGCCTTATCACCCTCCGTATGGGAGTGGCAAGTGTAGGAGGTACACCGTGAAGAAACTCATCGCAATCCTCGCAGCCACGCTCATCCTGATTGCAGGCTGCGCATCTATCGACACGCCTACGAAGAAACTTACAACGGCTAAGGTAACCTATGCCTCAATCGTGCAGGGCGGAGTAGCCGCCTACAATGCTGGCGATATCAGCGCCGACGACTTTGTCAATAGGTGGGAACCTATTCGGGCTGTTGCATGGGCGGGAATTGAGTCGGCCGACCGAGCAATTAAGACCGATGATCCTGATGTAGGGTTTTATGTATCGGAAGCCTTACGTCTTGTTAATAAACTCCAAACCCTATATGAGGCCTTCAAATGAGTGCACTCGCAGCTATACTAAAATACCTTCCAGCCGTCGAACTCATTATGGGCATAGCCAGTGAGTTCATAGGAATTATCAATGTCGCGGCATCAGAAGACCGAGACCTAACCACGCTCGAGATTGATCGTATAGATCAACTCGTTGCTGAGGCTAATCAGGCCCATGCACAGGCATTAACAGATGCCAGAGATAAACTACGTGAGCAAGAAGCAGCCGCGAACAACGATGATCCAGAATTGCCTATCGACCCAGCTGCCTGACTTACTATTAGGGTGCTTCGGCACCCCTTTTTTCTATAACAACAGGAGGTAACTATGCTAGTTATTAAACACGGTAAATCTATCCGAGGTATTCGCCCTGAGATAGTACTCGCTGCTACTATTATACACCATGTATATAAGAACTATGGATACGACGAATGTACTATAACATCCTGCACAGGTGGGCGGCATGGTCGAGGATCTCTCCACTACGTCGGTGCAGCGATTGATATAAGAACTAGCGATGTAGCAGAAGATAGGAAAGCCCCAATAAGGGATTCAATCAGCAGTGTTCTTGGCTCCGAATTCGATGTTGTTCTCGAATCTACCCACATCCATGTAGAGTTCCAACCGAAAGAACCTATTAATGGCTAAGTTCCCCGACCGTCTAAGCATCCCCATTCACCCAGAGGTAAAGGAGCGACTGAATGACGCTGTTCCTGAGGGCGTTCGTGCTGCTTTCGTTCGGTCGATTATTGATGTAGGCTTGAATGCTGTAGACGCGGGCGGACCAGGTATGATTGGGCTTATACTTAATGGTTCTGAGTATATTAAACTCGCGCCTAAGAATATGGGCTAGACATATAAAGGAAATCTGATGACTGACATGATAGAACGGGTTCGTAATGCGATAACGGATGCACGTTTACGGAAGTTAAGTCCAGAAGAACAAGCCCGTGCTGCTATAGTCGCTATGCGGGAGCCTACAGATGAAATGAAGGATGCTTTTCGAATTGGTGCAGAGGTAGAAATAAAGGCTGGGCAAATCGTTTCTGGCAAGGGATGGCTACATGGTTGGTACGCTGCTAATGATGCAGCCCTAGAGCTGTTCAAATTTTGAACACAAGTAGGCAAATAAAATGAGGAGATGACTGATGAAAACTACGAGCAGGATATTTCGTCGCTACAAGGCTGGCTACAATGTCTGGCTGGAAACGAATGAGGATAACGGTGAGACGGACGAACTGGCCGACGCAATCAACAGGATGTCGGCACAGATAATTACTATGAAAGTCGCCCGCACGCCGGCTGGTCACTACATTGGAGACCCAAGGACTGCGCATATGCTCTGCAAGAAGATAGGTATCGCGCCGGAAGTCCTGCGCGGTCACAAGGTCTGCTCCATCGGCTTCTGTGAGCGCGAGCAGAAATGGTATGGCTGGAGCCACCGAGCGATCTACGGATTTGGCGTCGGCTCACACGTCAAGCCGGGCAATTGCGGTTATATGCCGAAGGACAAAGAAGATTTCCGGCTGAACTGCATCCGGTTCTGGGATGATAAGGGCCACGACCAGATCGCAGCTCATGAAACCACGGAAGGCGGTCACTCGGGTGTTCGGACGGAATGGAGGTACGCCGAGACCGTGCCGAACAAAAAAATACGCGGCTCGATCAGCAGCGTGTTTACGCCATACCCTGAGATATTTGGGCGTGGTAAGTGGACAGCTAAGACACTGGATGACGCCCGTCAGATGGCGTGCGACTTCGCAGAGGGTGTGGGCTAGAATTAGTGGATCAAAAAAATGAGAAATGAACATCTGAAAACTCGCCTAATCGACATGGATTTCTCCCAAATCCTAGCTAGGGTAACTGAGTGGAAAGCCGAGCGGGAGTTTAATAAAATAAATAGTGTTCAACCTGCTAAGAAGAAAGCGAAGAAGAAAAAGGCAACAACTAAAACAGCCATCGAGAAAATGTCTCCCGCTGAACGTGTAGCCCTGCTTAAAGAACTAGAGGAAATAGACAATGCCTAGTATAAGCGAAGAGGCTATTGAGCGTTATCTACGTAATTTATTAGCAACAATATTCAGGGACGGAGGACATTATACTTCTAAGGTAGGTTTAAGAAAAGCTACAGAAGAAGCCATTGAGAAATGTGCGGAGTGGGCTCAAACTAAGGATAATAAATAATGGCTAAGCGCAACGAAAAAAAGATTGTAAACCTACCTACTGATAAAATAATCGTTGAGGACCGCCAGCGTACTGATATGGGGAATATAGATGAACTAGCCGTTAGTATTGCAGCCAAGGGCCTAATCCAACCCATAACCATAACGCCTGACTATCGACTGCTTGCCGGCGGGCGACGCCTGGCCGCAACCAAACTCGCTGAACTTCCAACCATCGACTGTATAATCCGTCCAACTGAGGACAAACTCGACGAACGTGAGATTGAACTCTTTGAAAATATCCATCGTAAGGACCTGGAATGGCCTGAGCAGGCTATAGCAACTCAACAAATTCACACACTAATGCAGGAGAAACATGGCGATGAGTGGACGCAGAGGGCGACGGCGAAACTCCTTGGCAAAAGCATCGGCGGCATCAACGACTCAATCCAACTTGCAGAAGCAATGGCTGTCCTCCCTGCTCTTGCTAATCTCCCAACAGCCGACGCTGCAAGAAAGAAAGTTAACCGGATTAGTAAGGATGCTCATATACGAAGATCTATTAGCGAAGCGCCTGCTGGAAGTTTATCAAAATTCGCAACTGACGACTATCTTGTGCGGGACGCAGTTGAAGGACTCTCTCAGGCATCCGATAGGATCGCTTCCTTTGCGGAGGTTGACCCGCCGTATGGGATTGATCTTACGGAAAAACGAGCTACGAGAAATAAAGAATATGACACCTCAATCGCTATTGATACTTACCATGAAATCCCTGGGAATGTCTATCCTGGATTTATAAAGTCGGTTGCTCTGCAGGTCTATCGTATTCTAAAGGACAATACATTCTGCGTTTGGTGGTATGGGCCGACTTGGCATTGTATGGTTAAAGATGCTCTTGAAAGTGTGGGCTTCCATGTAGACGACATACCTGCAATATGGTATAAGGTGGACTCGCCCAGTACTACAAACAATCCTAATGTTTATTTATCTAGAGCCTATGAACCATTTTTTATATGTCGAAAAGGGAACCCGCGGATAAGAAATCTCGCCCGGCCTAATGTATTCGCATTCGCTGGCGTACCTCCCTCTCAACGTATCCATGCAACTGAGCGCCCAGTAGAACTAATGAGGGAAATCCTACAGACGCTCGCCTTTCCTAAGTATCGAATACTTGTACCCTTTCTTGGCAGCGGGAATACATTGATTGCTGCTTATTACGAGAGTATGTCTGGATGGGGATATGACCTAAGCCAAATACACAAGGATCGTTTCCTCGCCCGTATTGATGAACAGTTTCCCGGAGGAGTAGAAGATGACAACTAGAATAGTTCACTGTAAAAGAGATAAATATGATGTATATATTGGTAGGCCATCTAAATGGGGAAACCCTTTTATAATTGGAAAGGACGGAACAAGAGAGGAGGTTATATCTAAGTATGAGGATTGGTTATTAGGTGTAATAAAAGCGCCTGATAATACTCTACGGCCTAGTCTAAGTCATGCTAAAACTGAACTAAAAGATAAGATACTTGGCTGCTGGTGCTCACCAAAAGCTTGCCACGGCGATATTCTTAAAAGATTTGTAGATAACAATAAGGAAAAAGTCGATGGGGAAGTTTGACGATAACCCAGTCAGCATTGAAATAGATCTAATCACGGAGACTGATGAGGCCTATCTATTATCTGATGGCGACAACGAGTTCTGGGTTCCTAAGGATCTATGTGAATACGATGAAGATATAAAATGGATAACTATGCCTGAGTGGATGGCTTTAGAAAAAGGAATGATCTGATGCGACTTGAAGATAACCGTATGTATCAAAACCAGATATTCGATATAATAGTTAAAAGAGCTCTTGCTGGTGAGCGCGCCCCTCAGACAGGAGAATACAAGAGCCTTCCCCCTATCATAAAAGTTCTCGCTAAACAGGGTAGGATTAAGGTAGAAGTATATGCTCATAACTGGAGAGTTATTGAAATTTTAAAGGGCTCCAATACTGGGGTCAGAACTAAGGAGCCATCCGGTCCCGGCGCACCATATTTAGTTTATTGAGGAGTAAACCATGACCCAACTACATCGCTGTAATAAGTGTGGTAGTGAAGACATACGAACAGCTTGTAACCATGCAGACTTTGTTATAGTAGGCAGCGAGCCTATTGGTAAGGCTACCTGTAGGGACTGTCATGAAACAGTAGAAGCTGCCGATGCCTTTAATAGTCTGGCTCATGAACTAAGAACTCTTATTAAGGATGCTGAAAAATGCCTTACCAACCTGAAGGCGACCCGTTAACTGCGAAGATTGTCCTAATCGGTGAGGCCCCTGCTAAGAGTGAAATCTACGAAGGCCGCCCATTCGTCGGTGCGGCGGGTCAAGTTCTAAACGAATGCCTTGAGAGTGCAGGCATCCTTCGGAGTGAATGCTATCTTACCAATGTCTTTGACTTCATGGTTAAGAAAGGGCAGGGATCGAGCAAGGCAAACATATACGATCCTGAGACCGATGTACTCCTCTGGTCTCCGCGTAGTGGCCTAACCAAAGCTGCTGATATACACAAAGATCGTCTGTGGCAGGAACTCAACCAAACCCGCGCGAATGTTATTGTACCGTGCGGTGGGCCGGCCCTCGAGGCCGTGTGTGGGTTGCGGGGCATTACCAAATGGCGGGGGTCCATCGTGCCCGCAACACGCGCCACAGGCGCTCCAGCGCCCCGCAAATGCGTTCCCACAATCCACCCAGCGAATGCCCTATACGGAATGTATACAGTTCGATATATCATCCGAAGTGACATGGAACGCGCAGCGAAGGAGAGCGCCTTCCCTGAGATCAATCGACCTCAATACGAGTTCCCCATGCACTTGACCTTCGAGAAGTGTATGGATTACTTGGACTGGCTTAGGAAAAACTGTAACCCTATCGCTGTGGATATTGAGGTGGCGCATAAACAAGTCAGCTGTATCGCCTATGCTTGGTCTCCTCTCGAGGCTGTTAGTATCCCCTATGGTATGGGTGGGTGGAGTTTACAGCAAGAAGCAGCTCTATGGAGGGCAACTGCTGTGCTTCTCGAAGATGAGAGCATAACCAAGATCTTCCAGAACGGCGCCTTCGATGTACAGTTCCTCTTCCAGGTCCATGACATTCTTGTACAAGGAAACCTCGAGGATACCATGATCGCTAATCATATAATGTATGCAGACTTCCCAAAGAGTCTAGCCTTTCTAGCGTCGATCTATACTGATCAACCCTACTGGAAGGATATGGTTAAGCATGGAGAGATAGATAAGGAGGATGGATAGATGCAAATCTGTAGTATATGCAGAATTTGTTAAAAATCGTCCTTTCCTCCACGGGAAAGACTACCGAACACAAGACTGTTCCTACTGGAGAATATACCGACGTGGCGTTGTTGTAGATACCAGACTGAAAAAAGTGAACGCATACAAGGAAGTTAAAAGATTAAGAAAGATTGAGGCAACAAGAGGATAGATAGATGGTTATAAACTCAGAAATGTTCTACCGAATGACTAATTGGGCGGAGGATACTTTCCCTCAGCGAACTAACCACTCAATCTTAACTCACCTACGCAGGGAACTTGATGAGATTGAGGCTAAACCTAATGATATAGAAGAATGGGCAGATGCTATACTTCTATTCATGCACGGACTACGAGAGCAAGGCTTTGACATACATAACTTATCCACTGCCCTTGAAAAGAAGTTTGCTATAAACCAAAAGCGTAAGTGGGGTAAGCCTGACGAGCATGGAGTAGTTGAACACAAGGAGGACGGATGATGGAACGTATAATTAGGATGAACTTTAGTAAGGAACTTGTACAGAAGGCTATTCAATACTACCTATCAAGAGTAGTATATAAGGAGGAAGTTACAGTGATAGAAGTAGAACAACTGAATCCCCCAAGTAACGACTTCAATATAACGATAATACTACCTGATGAGGTTGAGATATCTAAGATAACAGGTAATCCAAAGGGAACATAACATGCTAACAAGCAGCGAAAATTGGGCGCTCTATAACTCCATCGACGCCGCAGTGGATTTCCACATATGGGAGGATATAAAAGCCGAACTCCCGGCGGGCGGCTACCAGGATATCTATCGCCAAACTATGAACCTATACGAACCTGTCATCTTCATGATGACTACAGGCTTGTTGATCGACAAAACTCGCCTATCCATCGAGCGTGACCGCGTAAGCAAACTACAAAGGGAAGCCGAGGCAGAGCTAACTGAACTCGCCGGCTTTGAACTAAATGCTCTTTCTCCCAAACAGTGTATTGCCTATTTCTATGGAACCCTTGGCCAGACTCCGTATACAGGAAGTTCTGGCCGACCTACTACCGACGATAAGGCAATGGCTAGACTCGCACGAAAAGGCATCCGTGAAGCGAAGCTGGTACAGAATATTCGAGGATACAATAAACTCAAAGGGACTTACCTCGACGTGGAAACTGACAGTGACGGTAGAGTGCGAACCTCCTACAATCTGCGGGGTACACGTGAAGGTCGCATATCAAGTAGCCAGAATATCTTCGGAACAGGGATGAACCTGCAAAATCTACATCCAGTTTTTAAGGGCTTCATAGTCCCCGATCCCGACCACTTCTTCATCGAACTCGATAAGCGGCAATCGGAGTGGGTTATTACCGCCTACCTATGCAACGATGCGAATATGATATCTGCTATCGAGCGTGGCGAGGACGTTCACGCATCTACCGCCCACATGATGACTGGGATACCTATAGAACTTATAAAAAAGGAGGCTAAGTTATTCGGCCACGTTACCGACCAAGACCTCCTAACAAAAGCCCGCCATGAGCTTCTCCCAGAAATCCTTGAGGCAGGCGTATTCTTACCTCGTTCTATGTCCTGTCGTCAGGCAGGAAAGAAATCCAACCACGGCCTGAACTATCTAATGGGTTATTGGAGGTTCGCCCTAGAGAATGAAATCCCTGAGGCGGAAGCAAAGCAGTTAGTCATGGCCTATCGTGAGGGCTACCCTGGATTAGTCGCCTACTGGTATCGCATCCACGGAAAACTGGCAAGAGACCGCACACTGATAAATTGTTTCGGACGCCCGAGGCGTTTCCTTGGTCAATGGGGAGACGATCCACTTAGCTCTGATTTGCTCAAAGCTGCTATATCATATATGTCTCAATCGGCTAACGCGGACTTAGTAAATCGGGCAATCATAGATATCTATTGGGACGACGCCCGATCAATCAAGCCTCTCAGACTCAGTGCCCAGGTGCATGACTCAGTCTTATCTCAATATCCAATAGGACAGTGGAAAAATGCTGCTAAGGCTATCTTAATAATGCGCGATCATCTAAACCCCGTTCTCACCTATGAAGGCCGCTCATTCCAGATTGAGACTGATCTACAAATTGGTCTGAACTGGGGCGAGTACAATGAGCAGGATAATGCCTATGGAATGACAGGTATACCTATAATAGATAATGAAACCGAGTTAGCTGATCGATTAGAAGCTAAATATCTTCAACTAAAACAGGCAGCATAGTGGCCCATCGTAGCGAACAGGGTTATAATAAAGGTTAGGGAGTATATTAATGTGGATAGAATGCTTAGTGATTGGCTTGCCGGGTATATTGAATTTACAAAGAATACTGAACCCCCACTATCTTATCATATATGGGTAGGTATATCCACAATTGCATCTGCTCTTGAACGAAAATGCTTTATGAAGTGGGGGCATTCAGATATATATCCTAACCAGTACATTGTACTAATTGGCCCGTCTGGGCAATCGCGTAAAGGCGAAGCAGTTAACCTCGCCCGGAATTTTATAGATCATATCGGAGTAAACGTCGGCGCACAGAGTACAACCCAAGAAGCTCTAATATCTAAACTAAAGGACTCTACATCAACCTACCAGAATGCTCAAGGAGAACCTAAATTCCAAAGCGCCCTTACAATTATCAGCGACGAGTTAACTGTTCTCCTTCGACAGAAGGATGTGCAGTTGTTAGGCTACATGACTGATTGGTATGACAGTAGACCGGAGTGGACTTATGAGACGAAACATCAAGGGATTGATCGCGTTACAGGAGTATGCGTCAATCTTCTGGGCGCCACTGCTCCTGACTGGCTTCCTTCAATATTGCCTACGGAAGCGGTTGGAGGAGGATGGACTTCTCGAGTTATATTCGTCGTCGAGAACTATAAAGGAAAAGTCATATCAAACCCCAACCTCTTCGGAGTCGACGAGAAGCTAAAGAAGAAACTCGAACACGACTTAGAACAAATCCATATCCTGCGCGGTCAGTACGAATTTGATAAGGAGGCACTAGATAACTATGTCAACTGGTATGAAGCGCAAGAACGAGGTATTAAGAAAGGCATATTCCCGATACCCGATCCAAAGTTCTCGGGTTATATCTCACGGCGCGCAACTCACATTAAGAAAGTGGCAATGGCTCTATCGGCCTCACGTGGTGACGACCTCATCATCACAAATGAAGATCTTCTTAGGGCACAAAAAATCCTGGAAAATGCTGAGAAGAAAATGCAGCGAGCCTTTACCGGCCTGGGCCGTGCGCGTTTTGCTGATCAGACTGATGCTGTTCTAAACTACATAATGAAAAAACGGACGGTCAGGCGGAGTGTGCTCCTGCGAGAACACTATCGAGATATCGACCTATGGACTCTCGAACAAATTGAAGGCGTACTTGAAGGTATGAAGATTATTAAGATCTTCAGAATAATTGAGGACAATGATGTAGAATATAGGTATATCGGTGTACCTACTGAGGAAGAGCCACTCCCCGTTCCCGAGCCACCTTCTCCAGAGCAAGAGCCATCCGACGACTAGAGAAGCCGGGAACCAGAGCCATGACATTATCCAGCGCACGTATCTTCTTCCTACCCGCCCGCCTATCTCCTGCTACCTCACTCCTAACATCCTCCTTAGCATCAGTATAATAGTCCATGAATATCATTGCGCGCGTTTGGACATCTTCACCCGTCAACAAAAGAAGCTCATCTCTCTGAGGCATACCAGGCATTTCGGCGAGGTTAAGCTCCTTAAATATCGCATCCAGTTTAATCGTATTCGTTGCATAGGTAGCAAGGGTCTCTTGGTGTAGAATAGGCTGCTTCTCAATCCATGTACTAACCTCATCAACATTCCTTCCTGTCAGTCGTCTAAGACCACTCTCCTTCTTCATACCCTCCATCATTACCTTGATGTTCTCTTGCAACTCCCATACCTCACCACTAGCCTCCTTCTGTCTTGCCCGGATATTATCCAGACTCGAAACCAGCGGATGGGTTTCAGATACAAACCGCCGACTAAATGGGAATTCTGCTAACTGTTGCATGAAACTCTCGGTAACTGCCGTGTTCTGCTCATCACTCATCCCATGCATTAGACCCTTATACCCCCAACCTACCATATCAGTCCAGACATTCTGAGGTATTAGAGAGCGCGTAGCAACCTCCAATCGTTTAGGTGAGGAGAATGCGTCTAACGGCTCAACGTCCTGCAACGGCGGACCGATCGCCCGACCTATATCTACTGCTAACGTACTCGTTGGGTTCTCCCCTGTAAGCTGACGCTCCATATGTTTAGGTATTCCCTCTCTACCTCTCCATATCTGGTCATTCCTCCACATATCCAGATTAGCAGCGATAGCCATGAAGGCATTTATCGACGGCGGAAGATTACCGATACCTGGGACTGGGCCAGTCAACGATGCGATAACATCTATAGCTGCATTGTTCGGAACCTTCCCGTTAACAGTCCTCTCCATCATAGCATCACTCAGAACCTTAAATGGCATAGTGCTATGGTCAATAGGAATTTTATAATACGTGAAGCGTTTATTCCCTTCCATATCTATACGATAGAATGGAGTTGTAATAATTAGATTTCGGTTCTTGGCATAATCGGGTACCTGCTTCCAGGCTTCGGGATTAACTATATGATTTGCATACCAGACACTAGCATACACTCCCATAACCTGACCGATCTTAGCACTGACAATCTTAGGATTATTCACGGCCGCCCGGCCTAATCCTCTCAACCCCTGCACACCCGCGTTGGTATAAGGTATCCACCCGTCGATCCTTTTAGTCATACCCCCGCCCTGGGCAAAATCTAAATATCGGCGGCCCTGCCAAGTCCCCTCTAACTCAGCCTCAGCCAGCGACTTACCCTCAGCCAGTGCTTTCTTAATAGCCCTATTACGTACTGCTAGGCGTACCCATATCTCCGATGTTTCATTAAGATACCCTAACACATGCTGGACTTCGGACAGTGCTCTTGCCCGACCTGAAACCTTACCAGCTATATCTAATTCCCCCAATCCCTCCCGTGCGCCGTGAGTCATTAGGTTCATGCCGCCGCCTTGTTTTAGATAGTCCTCGAAGCGGCCCTTGCGCCCCCAGGCGTCTGGAAGGACTGTAACAAGATCATTTGTTAACTCTCCGAGGCCGCGGAAGATATTCGTAGAATAAAGTGTACCATCCGCGGCGGTCAACCATGAGTACATAATATCACGAGGGAAGTTCACGAAGGCAAACTCAGGATTAATGCCTGTTGCGAAGGGGCGAACTAAGAACGAACCAGAAAATACCCTCGACGCCATCGACACAGCAATAGGATCGGAACTCCACTGCTTCACAAACTCCTTCTTGAGAAACATATTCTTAGACTCGCCCTCAATCATAACACTAATCTGTGCCCAGTCACCCTCTTTAGGCGCCTTCTTCCCTACAGCCACAACGCCATTGTCGGGAGTATCCTTAGCCATCTGAAACAGCGCCTGATTAGCTCTATTCCTTGCCGCCCGCGAATGCGCTCTAGATAAAACCTGCCCGAGAAACATATCAGTATTTGTAAGTACAATCTTCTCATCGCCCCGACCAAGAGGTTGCAACCCACTAGATCGAACTGATATAGTCTTTGGCCCCTCCCTGAAGGTCATCATAACAGGATCAAGGTTCTCCAAGAACTGTATCGGGCTATATCGGAACTGCCCGAGAGCTTTATGCTCAGCCTTGCTAATAACCCCACCCTCGAGCAGCACATCTATCGAACGCTTTATATGCTCGAAGTAACTAACTGAACGTGGCTCGAGACTTCCCCAAACTTCCTCACCAACCTCCAGACGCTTCTGTATAAGGGCTGCATCGTATGCCTCCTTTCCCGCCTTCCTACCTCCACGTACACCAGGGATATCTATAGGAGGCTGCCAATTAGGTTGGTATTTTTTAATCTCCGAAATTCGACTGAGCATAATAATATCATCGAGAACCCTTCGATCATCGACGCCCAGACCTCTATATATCTGCTTCCAGCCCTCGCGATAGAAATGTTGGGCGGCCGTGCCTGCACCCTGAGCAAGTTCAAGGTGCATTACAGCCGTTCGACCCTCAGCGCCGCCCTGCTTTAATAGTTCCCTCTTCAATCCAGCATTTCGATCGACTATACTTGTCTCGAGACTATTAAGGAATCCCCTAAACCGCCGGGCGGCAGTCTTCTTATTAGCAGCCTCGAGGGCCTCTCGATTTGCCTTGAGCGCCTGATTAATCGCCTTGCCATCCTTCACAGCTTCGTCGGACATACTGAATACAGTATCTGCAAGACCCTTAAAGGCTATCACTTTGTCTGCCATCTGTCTAGGAGTTAGTAATCCCGTAGGATCGAGTTCAAACATTCGCTCTTCAAAGGCCTTAATCATACTAGCAGGAGACTGAAACTTACCTTCAGCACTCCTGAGGGTCTTCCCTATCAGCTTACTATTAAATATCTTCGTTGCCTCTTGATCCATTTGTGTTTCAATAGCAACAACTTCTGGATTTCTCGACCCACTCCTCGGAAGAGGTTGTGTGCCTTTACTCTTACCAATCAACCTAGCTTGGAGTTTACGCCTGACGCCATTCGCCATCCTGAATGTAAGACCAATACTACGGGCGATACCTTCGCCTACTCCGCCGAGAATAATTCCCTCAATAGCCTGCTTGAACTTTTGTTCTACCGCATCATCATTCGGGTCAGCAGACAAATACTCAAACACAGCCTTGGTAACCTCAGGCTGATTTAACTCTGCAAGCATATTTGACAGGCGAGGTTCGCTACCCTCGAAGGCTGCTAGATCAGCCAGCGCACCACCAACAATACTTGACGTTATCCGCCCAGCACCAGCACCCCTTAAAAGAGGAATAGCGATTGCCGCATACACTCCTATACGAGTAACGCCTCGAGTAATACCTCCGCCTAAGGACTCGGGCGGCGTACCCATTTCAATTAACGCGCGAGTTGCAGCCTGGCGCTCGATAACTTTCTGTGTATCTTGCTCAATATAGAGATCTTCTATATAATCATCCGCTGTCCCTAATACACCGCCAAGCAAGCGTCGCATTTGTGGAGACATTTGATTAATTCTATCAATAGAGAATTGTATCTCCTCCTGTGCTGACTGAGCACCGCCCTCTTCCAACTGCTTAACAGTTATCTCAAGTCCTCGGTCGATCTCTTCAAGGAATTCATCCAAGGATGGCATGATAACCAACTCATCCACCTGCTCAGGTGTGTTCAAATTTTGAACAGCAGTTGGACCCAAATCCTCTAGATCAAATGTAATTACTGGCTGAGTAGGGTCTTGCCCCACATCATCCAAGTTGAACGTAACTATAGGCTTATTAGGGTCTTTATCTACATCCTCCAGATCAAATGTAGGGTCTGCCATACTATTGATTTCCCAACTTAAGTTCTTCTACTTTATTAAGATACGCGTCGAATTGGTCTGAGGTTAACTTTAATGTCTCCATCGCAAATTTCCTAAGCGACCGATTATCCCAGCCAAGTTGTACTCGGGCATAATCAAGGTATAGGGGCAGTTTACCTGTAGCTGTGATGTTATCTGGTATCCATTCAAACTTCTCAAACGCCTCAATACCCTGCTGCTTAGCCATAGCAGCAACCTTCCCCGGATCAACCTCTCCCGCCACCATTATATCTCGCACCTTACTCCGACCAAGGGTCGCTTTCGTAAAGGCTAGCTTATCCCCGAATACCTTGGTAAGAATACCACCAATGTTCTGTTCAGTCTTGAATGCCTCTTCTATATCCTTCCCAATCTGATCCTCATCCCGTAGGATTGCAGACACAACAGCGCTCTCCTCAGGCTTCTCAAGATCAAGCCCAGTACTCTCAGCAATGCTCTCTCTATTAACTCCACCCTCAGTCCTAGAACCAAGCCGTGAGTCTGAAGGTAGTTCCCCCGCTGCCACAAGACGATCGAATGCCTGCTGGCCAGTCTCCCCTACATTAGCCTTGATAGTTCTCTTATTACCGCCGGGCAGGATAACATCATGGAATGATTCCTTACCGCCCGCTGTGCCTGCCTTAGCCTTAGCTTGTGCATTATCCAGGATAATTTTCATCAGTCCTAGCTTACTGTCTACATTCAGCCCTGAGCCTGTAATTAGGGCTAGTGACCTATCAGTCTTCCCTGCCTCCATAGCATCCGCCAGCCCAGGAATCTTGGCAATATCTTCCCCTTGCTCTTTATTTATCTTAAACTTAAGCCCGGCAATCTTCTCCCTAGATACACGATCAGCCTCCGCCCGCACGTCTGCAGCTTTTGCCGTAGCTGTGGCTCGATCTGCAGCAGCAGTAATCTTATCTGTTGATATTTGAAGTTCCTGAGCACGATTCTGCGCAGCTATAGTACCCTTACGATCTAGCTTTAGAATATTTTGCTGCTCTTCAAAGGCTTGATCTAGTTCTGCGGCAGCCGCTGTTGCCTCAATCCGTTCTCCCTGTAGCCCTGCCGTCGCTTCACGCCCCTTCTTAGCTTCCTCCCCCTGAAACTGCTGCCTGCTCTCTTCCAGCACCGTCTGAAATTCTCTCTGGCGGAGGTTCTGAGAACGCTGCGCCATAGCTTGAGCAATCCGGGCGGACTCACCCGGATCAAAGCCAGCCTGCCCAAGAATAGGCATTGCTACTGCTACGCTGAAGTTAGCTGGATCATCTTCCGCTAGCTTCATAACTTCCTCAAGCGCACTCGCTTGATCTTCTTTCTTTTTCTTAGCGGCAAACCCTGTCAGTAACCCACTTACAATCCCACCGAGGCCGGTACCGATATCTCCAAACCGCTCGTCCCGAGGAAGATTAATTACTGCGGCCATTTTATGCTGCCTCCTCCATCATCGCACTTTCTAACATACTAACTTTTCCGCTGAGTTCCTGTACACCCTTAAGAGCAACGCCAAGGGCATCAATAATAGGTATGGTTTTACTATCTTCTGTATTGAATGCTGCTTGGAATTCCTCAGCATACGGGCCAATATGCAATGCTTTATCAGCGCCCCCCTTATACCTCCAACGCTCAATACGCATTTTATCCAGCCTCGGCAATACATCTTCTGCGGGTGCTTTATCAGTTTTATAATCCTCAGAAGAAAGCAGGGCGGCACCACCAGCCATACCAACCCCTGTACCCACACCACCAAGTAGCCCACCTAAAAGCCCAGAGGACCCTCCTGTGCCAATTCCGATATTCTCTGTTGTCTGTATACCCAACGCAGCAAGAATATCATGTAATCTTTGTCTGTCTATATTCCTTCCAAGCCCACCGCCCTCAAACAGCCCCATCAGATTACTAAGCACCCCTGCATCGGCGCCCGGCGCTAGACCTGCTGCTCGCAGTATTGCATCCGTATCCTGTTCCCGCCCAGCAAGAGCTATCTTAGACCGCTCTGATGTGAGTGTTCTAAGTAGATCATCAACTGCGCTGCGCTCTCCCTCCGCCCGCTCCCCGCTAAAGAACTGACCAGCAAACCGCTTACCTATTCCGGGTAGAATTATCTCATTGAAATCCTTCAGCAGTGGGTCTCTGATATTACTCTCAAAGAACTCACTAATATCAGTAGGACCTCGACTAAATATGTCCCCTAACGCACCTTGCGCCTGGGTGCCGGCAGTATCTCCTGAAACCGCCTGTATTGCTTGTTCTTCTAAGGCTGCCAGTGAAAGTTGTTCAGTACTGCTAAGAGGCTGCCCAGCAATAGGTTCGTCTAAGAAAGGAAACACAGTTTCCTCAAATAGCTTTTGCTGTTCCTCAGTAAGCGTGGTCTTGCCCGTAATCGTAGCCTTGGGCTTAGTCCCGAATAGGATATCTGATAGAGCCATTATGTCCTCCTATAATCTAACACTCTCAGGCTTAAACCTGAAAGCAAGCCACTCCAAACCAAACACCGCACTGCCGCTGAACCTAAACCTAATCCGAGCGGCAACGAATTGTCTCCATGCAGATACCTTCGCATATACTGAGCCGGGCGAGAGTGTTTTTAGGGTTGTCCAAGTTACTCCCTTATCCACACTATACTCCACTAAAACACTAGTCCCTAACATACTAAAATCAAACCGATCAAAGCGAAGATCGACAGTTGGATTATAGTAGTCCTTAGTCTCCAATATATAGGCTACCGCAGCGGCGTTATCGGTAGTTGTAATATAATCATACTCGTAAACCTGCAGGTTATCTGCATTACACAGGTGGATAGTTGGCGCATTGGCTAAGAATGCACTCTTAACCCACGGACCTATTTGAATATTCCACGCTCCAATTGCATCACTCCATCGTAGCCCCGCCTGAGACTGATAAAAGCCGAACTCCATAAAGTTCAACGGCCATACCCTATGACTCCAAGCCTTTTCATCTATCTTATATCTCATAGTATCCTTAGGAACTGTTTCTGTATTCCTAGGATACGACACCCATACTTCGAGTAGCTCCTCTATATAAGTTAAAAAGGCACTACCTACACTACCTACATTCAAATCTCCATCAACGCCGAATATCTTATCACGAATATCATCACCGATAGGATCTAAGTCGAATTCCCCTCTATACTCGAATATATTCTTATTCCCTAAAAATATATGACTGTTTCCCAGGTTGGCAACTGCTCCCTGAGACGCTGCCCCCTCTCCATCCACAACCTGAACGAAGTCCCAAGTCTTATCAGTTTCCCCTAAGAAAGCCTGACGAATTATACTTCGGTCTTTATACACAATCAGGTAAGGTCCAAGTTGCTCCGCCGCCGTGATCCAATCGTCGTTCTGGTAGAAGTCATTAAAGTTAACTGTCTCATTCCAGATATTATCAAACCCTGCATCAGACCAACGCTCTCGCTGAGGATACGCCGTGCCGTCTTCAACTGTGTGGAATAACAAGATATAATCATTAAACACCCGTATAAGCCTACATGAAAAAGTAGTCGCCGGTAGGTTCTCGATTATCTCACACGTTGCTCCGTCGTACCAGCGAGGTGTATCGACTCCATTAGCGATATATATTCTATCCTTCGCCGTCCACGTTGCAATACTAATTGGGATAACACTACTCCCTGCGAAATCCACCGCTTTAACCACAACCTTACCGATCGCCGCCCCGCTAGGTAGCGCATCTGTAATTGTTATCAGTGTACCGGCCGGCACTCCATTTATAGTTGTCTGATGCTGTGTACCATCGTCCAGAAGAACACCTATGAAATCTCCATTAGAGAATCCCGCAATAGATACAACATCTATTACTAAGTCTGTCGCAACTCCTGCAACCCTCATAGTTGTGTCATTACCATCGCTTACATACTGCCACTCTGCCGCCGTCACATTCCAGGTATACAACGTAGCATTGGTTAGCAGAACCAACTCCGACGAGCCGTCGCTCTTATTAAACTGATAATCGAGCCTAGGAACTCCCCGCACCACTCCACCAAATGTCGCAAAGCCGAAGTCCTTAACAGCTCGCCCCTTATGGAAGAACATATTCTCAACGCTAACACTTCCACCTTCCTGGATTAACTCCGAGCGGGTAGAATAGTCCTCGCCGCCGGTTATAATCTCAGACAAGTGATATTCCCACTCGTCCAGCGCAGGCTTTCTATCTGGTATTGTGCTAGCTTGAGGACTCACGGAGTCACCTTCTTCCAATCTGCCGAACTACTCGTACCTACACTAACATACATATCCTTGGCGCTAGTATCCAGATAATACAATAACGTATCTGCCGGCGTTGTAGCAGGTGCCCCTGCCCCTGTTGTTGCTGTTAGACGGTCTCCGTGGTCATTAACAGAACTAATCATCTGATTCCTTAAATCATTAAACGCTGCGATGAGGCCTCTTAGTCTATTGTAGACCTCAACGAAGGATGTTACCCCGCGCAGTACAAACTGCGGAAACTCTGTGCTTAGTTTCTTAGCAGCCATTTAGCCGCCGCCTAATATCTGTCTTATTAGCTCCATAGTCTCATCGTCCTTAGTCCTGGCTCGAGCAGCAGCAGGGGCGCCTAGCAAATCCAGGAGATCGTCTGGAATAGGACTAGCCTGCTGAGCGGGCTGCGTTTGTGGTTTAGCACCCTGACTACTAGGCGCTCCTCTAAGCAATATATCAAGGAGTGGATTACCTTGTTTATCGCCTTCGCGTTCCCTAGACCTACTAATCTGACGATCTAGTCTCTCCTTTGACGTACCAGGAGGCGTAAATCCGAATGTGCCGTCTGGGTTAGGCTCAAAAAAGCCTTGGATCATCTTAGCCAAACCAAAAGCAAGAGCACCTCCCGGCCCGCCAATCTTGAGGGCTTTCAGAAAACCCGCAGTATGATCCCTTGTATTAGCATTAAGTGGTGCCCCTCGAGCATTACCAGGGCGGCGACCACCTAGCTCAGGTGAACGTGAAAGGCTGCCTGCACCATCCCGGCTTCCACCTAATCCGCCTGCACCTCTACTAGCAGTATCTCTAGTAGTGCTTCCTTGACTAAAACTACCAGCCATTACTAATCCACAGTTTATGTTGTATCTGTAACAACAACTTTAAGTCGTGATATAACAGTCGCACCTACAAGGTCCATAGTAGTGCCAGCCTCCTGTGCTATTATTGGCTGGGCAGCTACTGATCCAGTTGAAATACCGTGGCCTTCAATATCAAGATGAAATAAATTAGGCCGAGTATAACTACCCCCTTTATAAATGTTATACGACCCAAAAAGAATTCTATCTAAAGCTGCGTATACTATTGAGCCTCCTTCATCTATAGAAGGCCAATAATCGGTTCCATTAATCCGTAATCCGATAACTGGTCTACGACTTGTACTTCCCTGTAAATTAATACGCCCATAGAAATACAACTGTAAGAAACCGCTGGTGGGCAGAACAATAGTTTGTTCTGTACTCCACAGAACTTTAGTAGGCGCAGTTGGTAAATTAATGTGATTGGTATTATCAGTGAAATTATAGGTGGTAATTTTACTTGTCCCAAGGGACGCGATTGACGAGACCATCTGCAAATTCGTACCATCATCGTCAACTACGACAATCTGACCAGCAACAATATCGTCTTCTTCTAGATCGTCTACCCCACCATTTTTCTTAATAGTTCTTACGCCTACTGCACTAACATTAAGTGTTGAAGCGCCAGTACAGGCGTTAGCTGCTTTAAAAACCCACCTTTGATATTTAGCATAGGCTGTAATCGCCGGAACAGGCGTGATAACATAGGCGTCTGCCACCCCGCTATCATCAAATGCTTCATAGGTTTGTGCTTGAATATTTGCTGCAACAAGTAGCCTACCAGCAGATGTTATCTGATAAACATTACCGTCCTCATCTTCCCAGAACAGTTCAACCTTGGCAGCTACATCCTTAGTATATAGGAACCCTTTATTAGCAACATTAGCAGGGTCCACAATCTGTGCGCCGAAGGTAATCTTCTTATGCTGGCCGTCGTCCGCGCCGCCGTTCCAGTTGTGGTCTATCTCCGCCCGCTCACTAATCGCCTTCTTATGATCCCGCATACGACTCGCGCCAATCGATAAATCCTCCGTATCGGCAGGCTGGCTCTCGAATGTTCCATTCCAGGTGTATGTAAAGGCCATAGTTAGGTCCCCTTAACCCATGGATCAAGCCAGGGCTTACCTTGCCCTGCAGGCTGTGTACGACTATACCCTGAGGATATAACTAGATCTGGTCGAAGCTGATCTTCCATCCTAGCACTCTTCCACATTTCGCGGAAGATGTTCCAGAACCTACCTGCCCGTTCGTACTCCCCGAGACGGCCATACAGATATGATACGCCCAGATTGATAATCATGTCGTCTTTTTCTTTAAACTCTGACACCGCAGTACCAGGACTAACAACCAACGCAGTCGGCCAGAAACTCATACGAATGTCATAGTTATCCACTGTATCTGGAACTCGCCAGAACTCAAACTTCTCCGCCCACATCGCATACTGTATAGGTAGACCGGTAGCATAGAATTCTGGTTCTGGTATCTCCTCATCAAACTTCCGAACTGGCTTAGCAATCAGTTTTCGGGATCGTCCATCATTAGTTATCACCCGGAAGGAATATATTTCCCGAGGATTACTTTGGCCCAATGTCGAGAAGGCAAGAAACTTATCTGTCGCAGGCGTCCCTGATATAACAAAGGCACCACTCTCAACCGTACGCAGCTCTTCAAAGTCGTGTGAACGAGCTATGCGTTGCTGTGTAAGGTTGAGAGCAACCACAAGTTCAGCATCAGTCAGGTCATCGCGCCCGCCCAAATGAGCGCGAGTTTCACTAACCAGCTCTGTCGTAGTTAGCGTCCCCACTAAACCAGTCCGAAGGCCTGGAAGTGGGCAGCGCCAGCATCCAGATCAACCGCAGACTGGATGAGTGCTCCATCAGCCACCGCATCATAGTCTGCATAGTATGCGAACACAGTATTGGTGGCAAGATCATAGCGGAACACGAACCCGGTATCGCTAGTCCCGAATACTACCGAGACCACATTCCGGAATTTCCCGCTAATCTCCGTGATAGCAGGCTTGGTGGCGACGTTATAGTTTGTAATGTCCAGAACGCCTCCATACATTCCAAGCCCAGTGACATCCCCAAACCTAGCTGGTTTGATCAGGAGGGAAGTAACAGCGTATGCATAAGCAGCCATAGTTTCACCTCCTTACCAGGGGAATTCACAGACAATCTTATCCGCTGATATGTCTGTGGCGTAGGCGACAATAGCGTCAGTCACTAGGGCCGCTACATCGAGCGTACCATCACTAGCACCCACATGTGTCAGTGCATTACCATCGGCACCAGCTGATGGAGACGTGGTGAGAGTTGCCGGACCCTTAATCTGTATCCAGCCGAACGAAGCATCAGCGATAATGGCCTGCAGAACGCCCGCACCCATATAGCCGTCGGCGAGTTCCATTGTGACTTCGCTATTCTCATAGCCGCCACTAACAGCATCACCACCAACGCCATAGTAGTATACAACATTACCAGCAACAGCCGCAACCGCGCTAGCGCCATTGTTATACTTCACCCACTTATAGACCTTCTGGCCTTCGTGGCGGATAGCGCCAAGGCCTTCCTTGTCATAAGTGGCCGTCTCTGTAAGGCCTGTCGCAAAGACCTTCTTAATACCTTGCTGCGACGATCCTAGGGCTTGACCAGCCATATCTTATATCTCCTCGTTAGATGTGTTCAAATTTTGAACGTCAGGCGGTGTCGATGGTATGTAGGATACCATGAACCCTGCGACGGTTTGTAATCAAGTTCCCCGCCATGATAACCTGGGCGGCCCGATCATTAACCTGATCCGGTATCGCCTTCCACTCGGTCATATCAAAGTTCATCATGGGGTCAT